TGATACAAAAAGTATTAAAAAATAGGTTTTAAATGGCTTTATAAATATAAAACTGTTAATTATCTCATTCTCAATAATATCTCTTATTGATAGTCAATAAGCATCATTATTGATTCTCAATAGTGTGTATTATTCTCATAAAGGGCTCCAGTACTTGTGGGCTTAGGGAGCGTAGCATAAGGATCGCTCTTTGTCAAGGCCACGGATCGGGAAATTCCCAGAATATGTGTATTTCGTTACATTATAAGCACTTATAGTATAAATATACTATTATGTGTTGACTACGAGATTTTTACTACGAGATTTCGTTACGAGATACTTGACAATCTAGTCGAGATCCTGTATAATCATTATATACAAAGCTCAATTCTCTACTAGATTCTGATGGAAGACAACATTTGGGACTACGAGATCTCCTGCCACGATCTCGACGAGAATTACACATACAATTTGCAAGATACGTGGGATCTCGACGAGGAATACGCACGAGATTCATACGATTACACAGAGCTTGCATACATACACTATGCATAATACACTACGAGATATGTGTACATTCACATGTATATTATGATACACACTTACTAGATTCACACATCCCTACATTATAGCACATCGGATGTGGTGCGGTGCATGGTGTGTGCAGGTTTATGAGGTGTCACACCGCATTTTTTTTCTCATCTCATTCTCAATAAGGATCCGTTATTGATTCTCAATAGCATAATATTATTGATTCTCATTAAGTTTTTCTTATTGAGAATGTTACTTAGTGTTGCTAATAATATTTCATCGCAGGGGCCGTGACGAAGATTTTATAGTTCGTACCCCCGAACTTCTTACCTTTATTATAACACCTCGGCCGACCTTTTCAACCAGCTGAGTGCCACTAATTAAACTGTCACACGATATCCCCATTCGTGGTGGATCTGGTTTATATTGTGTACATGGACAATTTTCTAACAATCAATGGGAAATCTTATTCTCATTCTCAAATTAATCTGATTCGTGATTTTTTCACAGATGATCAGTGGACACTCATTGACGGTGCGTTGAGTGAATTTAAGGATCATGATCCAGAATTTCTTAACGAGGTCTACGGATCTGAAGACATACTCACGGAGACTGAGGATATCATATTCCAAGTCTTTCGTAGTGCCTATTAACAAACTGGCACACCACCTCTTGCAAAAGAGGTCGGCCTGAATTATATTAGAAATGTGGCGGGTATCGTAGTTATGACACGGTTGGATTTATCCGTAAAAGATACCGTTAGGATCGAAACCGTAAGACCACACATAAACCACATCACAAAAAAACATGGAATACGAAGACATTCTCTTGCAGGAATTAATGGAAACACCAGGTGAACTCTACGACCTGCCAGAGTTCAAGCAGGATGACAAATTTGATGTTGAGTCATATATCAACAATAATGACTTTACGTGGTGATTATAAAATATCTAACAATGAAATCACAAGTAACCCTAAAAAACACCAAAGCAGAAATCTTTCAAGCCTACGGTAAGAATAAAGACGCATTGGAGGAGAGAAACTTATTAACTATTATTAGTATAATACTATTCTCGTTATTATGTCTGACTTAGTGGACAGTTAACAAAGTGGCCTAATCGTATACACGGTGGGTCATTTTTCGTTATAATGAGTATGTACACAAAAACACATTAACAAATGAGTTACACAAAGAACGAAGAAGCTTTGTTGAATCTACAGAACGACATCAACAAGTTATTTTATTACGTGGGTGAAGAGGATGATCAAATCCCAGTTTGGTCACTAAGAAAGTTTGAAAAGGCTTGTGTAACATTCGTAAACGCTATTGAGTGTTGCGAATGATAGGCACCAAACCAACGATGAGAATGTATGAGTCAATTCACCTTGGCCATACATTCTGGATAGACGATGACGGCCTGTTCATGAGTTGCCCAACTTTCAAGGATGGCTCCGTGGATATGGAAAATGCGGTGAGCGTGTACGACTGGGAGAACTGGGAAGAGGCCCACCCACATTTACCACACCTAATGCACGTTAATCAAATCTGTATTCTCAAGAGAGACTCAGACAAGATAGACTATTATTCGAAACTATTCGCACAATAGTGGCCAGTCATTAAACTGTCTACTATTGATCCACAATCACCCGACTGGGTGTTATATTATAAAAGTACAACAAAAGGAGCAATTATGCAACTCACACCTATTGCGTCAAACATGACACAAGTTGACCTAAACGGATTTCAAGTTTTATTCTCATATAGAACACCCGTTGCGTGTTTATCAGATGACAACAAATATTATAGAACTGACAAGTTTTGGTCAGTCACCACCAGTAGACATATTAACAAATGGTTAGATGGTGAAGTAGCAACAGAGCAACCCCAATCATATTTCGACAACTTAACCACTTAGAAAAGTGGCACACTGTAACCCCATTCGTGATTCGTTTGGGGTTATAATGTATATGTACACAAATGGAGGACTTAATGACCTACACTACTGACCAGTTCAACAAAGACGTTGAAGAGTTAAGAAGATTAATCAAAATGTGTGATGATTTACAGAAGAAACAGGATAGAAATACAAATTATTTAATTGAGCAATTTAACGGAGGTAAGTAATATGTTTGACGTAAAAATGAAAACTGATCGTTACAAGAACAAAACTGACCTATGCGAAGACCTAGCGGAACTAGGTTGGGAATACTCTAGCGGGAGAATGTCTAGGTCAGGTATGTTTTATTATGACCAGATAATGACTCGTTTAGGTGTGCTTAATGAAGGCGAACACTGGAATGAGGATGTTTACACCGATCACAACTGCGACCACTAATGAAAAACTTAATCATCATAGGAGTAGCCGCAATGTTACTCACTAATACATTTCAATTAAGAACAAATACTCGCATTTTAACTTCTAATGCGTTAGACTATGTGAGTAATAAGATCCACCCTTACAGGAGCTATTAATGAAAAACACTCATTTAGAACACCCAGAGGACACAATTTTAACAGGGGATCTATCCGTATTAGATGCGTTAGAGCAAGAGCAGGAAATATCCGTCAAGTATGACGGAGCTCCCGCTATTGTATGGGGAAAGAACCCAGCCACAGGCCGTCAGTTCGTAGGCACGAAATCCGTATTTAACAAAGTTAAAATCAAGATTTGTGAAAGCCCTGCTGATGTTATGACTCATTACGAGGGCCACCCAGTACAAGATATTTTACTTGCGTGTTTACGTTGGCTCCCTGATACTGATAACATTTATCAAGGAGATTTTATTGGCTTCGGTGGTAAAGAACAATACAAGCCAAATACGATTGTTTATGATTTCGATTTAGTGGTAGATGAGAAAATAATAATAGCCCCACATACACAGTACACCACAACAACAACTCTAAAAGATGCAAAAGCCAAGCCCCTTAGTTACAATCTTGACTGCAATTCTGACTGTTTATTCATTAAGCCTGACGCAGGTACTTGCATAAACAGATATAACAAATATGGCTCTAAATTTGATTTTAAAAACTATTTGAAATTCGTTAGACAGATGGCCCAGATGGTTACATTCGTAACTGCAAAAGAGGCCAAAGAATTGAAGAAAGAATTAAATAGCCATATCAGATATGGAATTCACATTCACCCCGAAGATTTCGAGAATGAGTTTTTAATTTCGTTATGGATTAGCGTTAAAAACTTAAAAATGATAGCTCTGGGCCAGTGTCGTCATAGGTGGGGCCCTGATGCGTACTTGATAGATGAGGGAGGAAATCCAGAGCTTGTTGATGCTGAGGGCTACGTAATTCATAATAAAATAGGATCATACAAACTAATCGACAGAGAGTGGTTTAGCCACGCAAACTTTAACAACCAGAGGTGGGCCAAATGCGACGCAAATTAAATGATGTAGAATTTAAGTATCTTAAGGAGCTCTACGTTGACAGAATCGTAGAGGGCATGATGACAAAAGACTTAGTTCGTTATGTACATAACAGCGAGCAAGAGTGGATAGACTCATTAACCTATAATGAGGCTATGGATGAGTTGGAATCTTACTTTGATGAAATGTTCAGCGATACTATAGAGGAAGCCCTGGCCGATATCAAGGAATTTGGGCCAGATTACAAACCGTCCACTGAAGACTGTCGTTTTTAGTCATTGACGTTATAATGGCCATGTAAACCTAAAGGAGAGCTTAATGCCTATTCCAACTTTCACCTACTCAGAGACTACAGAAGAATTAATAAAAGAGTATATTGAAGATGAGGGCTATGAAAGAGAAGATATGCAAGAGTTTATAGAAGAGCACGGAGAAAAGGCTTTTCAATTTGAATATACGGAATATTTGCATCAGATTGAAGACATGGGCTCAGATGTTGTTGAAGCATTTATTGAGGAGTTTTCAATTCATGACGTGAGCAGCTGCCGTGATGCGTACATGGGCCATTATAGATCAGGTGCAGAATTTGCAGAGCAAATGGCCTCAGACTGTGGCGAAGTGATGAACCCGATGGCCAGCTGGATCGAAATCGACTGGGAAAAGAGCTGGGAAAATTTATCATATGATTATACAGAGTACGACGGACACATATTCAGCCAGTACTATTAGTGGCACATGGGCCCTTTCCCTAGGGCCCATTATCCCTTATAATAAGAATAACAAACAAACAGAGTTTTAAAACTATGTACGACCCAAACGACCTTAAAGAACTAACTTCTGAAATTATGTACACAGAAAGAGTGATCCGCAAGCCAAACAAAGTTGTAAGATATTATTTTGAAAATGGATACGGAGCCAGTGTAGCATGCCATGAAGGATCATATGGTGGCCCAGATGGACTGTATGAAATGGCCCTCTTAAAAGGAGATAATTTACATTATGAGGAAAGTGGCATCTGGTCAGATGTAATTGGCTATCTAACATTCGCAGAGGTGTGGGCCTACATGAAAGAGATCGCAGAATATTAGGCCCAGAGCCCAGTTGGATTAGTGGCACACAAGTGGTTGCAAAGTGACCCCTTTTGTGTGTATAATACTAATATAAGTTCAAAACAAATTTAAAAATTATGTTCATTCAAAAATTCGTAGAAGTTCCAAATACATCAATCAAAGAAGAAGTCACAAATGATTTCGGATTCGACCTTTGCTATGATATGGCACAGCAATTCGGTCATGCTCAGTTAGTCTGGTATGCTCTTAATGGTAACAGAGTTGTCGAAGGTGAGTACACAGACAAAGATTAAACTGGCACACTGAATCCCCATCAGGGGATTCTATCCCTTATAATAAACATATACACAAAAGGAGTTTCATTCATGATCCAAACAAAAACAGAAAGATTAATAAACAGAATCAAAGAGAAAGAGTCATTTTTCGACATTGCTTACCTTTGCGAAGACTTCGCAACTTTCATTGATGAGGTTGCAGAGTGGGGAGTAGACCACGCAGGGGGAGTTGATTTTGACGATCCTGACTTAGACCTAAACCAAGTGAACGCATTTTTTGCTTCATTCGGTTGCACACCATCAAACCCACACCCTGCAGGGAGGTACGCATAATGTCTCACCCAGTAAACGACTCAATTTTAGAAACCCTCTTTGAAGAGGCACTCGCAGAAATCGGAATCAAAGAGGATTCCCCATTCTTTGCAGATGCTGAGAAAATCGCAGGGGAAATGGCAATGAACAAATTCCTGGAGATGGGATAATGGCATGCTGTGACGTTTGCGGAAATTTTGACGATTCGCACTATGATGATATGTTAGAAACATATCAAGACATAGACAGAGACGCACACCAGCCCGACCTCTATTACTACTGGGACGCACCCATAGAAGAGGATTACAGCTGGCGGGATTCTTTCCCGTTGGCTGATTGTCTTTGTGAAGTCTGTTTTGATATAGCAAACTCAGAAGGCAAAATCAAGTGGAAGTGTGCCAGTTAAAAAACTGTCTACTTGATCACTACGCTGCGGTTTTATCCGTTATAATAATAGTATAAACAAAAGGAGTTCCACACATGGTACAAACAACATTCAATCTTTCAGACATAGGCACAGGCAAATATAACGGATGGTCAAATTGGACAACTTGGAACTGTGCATTATGGATTAATAATGACATGGGTTTTTACGGGATTGCCAAAGAGGTAGAAACATTCGGTGAGTTTTTACTTTGGGTTCTTCCTGAGAATGGCGAAGGAAAAACACCTGATGGAGCAATCTGGCAGGAAGCAGACCTAACCGAAATGACCGAACTAATCCAGGAGATCAGATGAAACCACTTGACCCGAAAGTCTACGAAGCACTGCTCAAAGCAGAAAAACTAAAACGTCACCTAAAGGAGAATTAAACATGACAGGAATTGAACTTTTCATTTTGATTGGCGGCTGTTATTCATTGTACACAGTAGGAATGGCCATAGCAACTGAAATTGACTACAGACGTGCCAATAAAACAACTGGCCCAAAACCAAGCATAATAGTCAAAAAACCATTATAATAAGTACATAACAAACACGGAGTAAACTCAATGTTCAAAACAGACGGCTCAGTCCACACATCAGGTATTAAAAACGAACTTAATACAATAGACTTTTTAAATGAGACTGGCCTATTCGCTGAAGAGGTTAAGCACTTCGGGGGAACAAAGAGCAAAGCAGACGCAAAGGCTGGAGACGTTAATATTTCAATCAAGCATAAGAAGGGGCTAAAGAATGGGTCTTTTGACTGGGTTAACACTTCTAAGATTGATGGCCTAGTAGACACCAAAGAGTTTGAAGATTTCATACTATTGACTAAGTTATACAGAGACACACCCGAAGCAGAAAAACAAGTTGAAAACTTCCGTCAGTACTTCGCCAGCCATTGCAACAACCAACTGAGCTCCATTAGATCTGAAGACCTAACCACATGGCTCAAGCAGGTCATGTTAGAGGATAATCATGGCATGGTCATGGTCATAAACGACACAGAGGCCAAGCAGGTGCATATAGTCAAAGAAGAACACCTTAAGACAGTTCAATTACTTAAGAAGGGCTGGACGGCCGAATTTCAAAGAGATTGGAAAGGGCAGAGCAGCCGTAAGGTCATCTTAAGATCAGCAATCACAGGAGCTATAATGGACACAGGGCTCAGACTTAGACTAACAAGCAACAACGGAATCAAAGCATTTTTAGGCCTAAGCAAAGCCAATAAGAACTCACAGGTTGTACTCAAGCTCCAACAGGATGGCATCTCAAATCTGATAGACACAGCCGAACAGGTCAAGCAGTATGATTATTAGTTAGCCAGACAGTGTAAGGGGGCCGATCCCCCCTTATATTAAAACCGAATGGGAACCTAACCTACAAAGTGTTACGGAAGCGAGATAAATGTTTCCCCTTATACAAAAATTTTTTCCCCTATATAAAAACATGTAAGGTCGTTTCATTTATGCAAAAAAATTTCGGACATATTTTTTCGGCCATAGAAGTCGATAACGTAACTGGGGAGTACAAGGTAATAATACCAGAAGCAATAATTAATGAGATGGGATGGTTCGAAGATACGGAACTTAAATGGAACTTGGTAGATCAGGAAGTGATAATAACCGAAAACACAGATTGATTGACAACGACTATATAATGTGATATGATTGAATTGAAGGAATTTAATTTTTATGGCTAAAGGATTCACGGTGAAGACAAAAGCACCGACTGCACAAAAGCAAGTGCAAGAATGGGACTATGAGAAGGCAAAGCAGTTGGTGAAGGGAAAGGCAATAGTTTTCTGCTTACCAGGCCGAGGAGTCTCATACCAATACTTAAAGAGTTTCGTACAACTATGCTTTGACTTGGTTCAGGCTGGTGCAAGTATACAGATATCTCAAGATTATTCATCAATGGTAAATTTCGCCCGTTGTAAATGTTTGGGTGCAAACGTACTCAGAGGGCCTAAGCAATTACCATGGGATGGAAAACTAAAATATGACTGGCAATTATGGATTGACTCAGATATAGTCTTCAATTCTGAGAAGTTCTTTCAGTTAGTCTTAATGGAAAAAGATATAGCAGCAGGTTGGTATGCTACAGAAGATGGTAAAACAACTTCAGTTGCTCACTGGTTAGAAGAAGATGATTTCCGTAACAACGGTGGAGTCATGAATCATGAAACAGTAGATAGTATCTCAAAGAGAAAGAAACCTTTCACAGTAGACTACACAGGTTTCGGATGGCTTCTTATTAAAAAGGGAGTATTTGAAAACGAAGGTATGCCTTATCCATGGTTCGCACCTAAGATGCAGGTCTTCGAAAGTGGCGAGGTGCAGGACATGTGCGGTGAAGACGTTTCTTTCTGTCTTGATGCGATAGAAGCAGGTTACGAAATCTGGTGCGATCCACGTGTGCGTGTAGGACATGAAAAGACAAGAATCATATAGTATTCTCATAGATGGGAAGGAGGTATATTCAAACCTCTCTCAGAACGAATACTTCGATCAAATGGAGGACTTGGCGATTGAATTCTACAAAACAGGTTCTCCACACCCTGATACAGTAAAAACTAAAATTAACATGGAGGAATAATGGCAGTTTATTCAAGTACTAATGCTCTTAAAGAGGCAACACCCAAAAAAACTCGTCAAGGAAGCGGAAAACACTCAAAATATTCGGCAACATCCCGTAACTCGGCTCGTAAAAAGTACAGAGGACAAGGAAAATAACCGCAGTGTCTCGAAAGAGGCACTTTTTTTATGGGAAAACCAGTATAAATAATAAAAAACCTTTGTCTAATGGCGATTAAGAGGATATCTAGAGCATTTAAAGACATTTCATTGTCTTTTAAACCTCATCCTGTAACAAATGATTTACAAGTATTGAAGAATGCGGATGCAATTCGTAGATCAGTAAGAAATATAGTGCAAACAATTCCTACTGAAAGATTCTTTAATACTCTGTTAGGATCAGATGTCCGAAGAAACCTATTTGAATTCGTTGATTTCGGTACTGCGTCTACTATAAGACAGCAGATAGCCATTGCATTAGATAATTTCGAACCAAGAATAGAAAATGTAGACGTAGTGGTAAACCCAAATATAGATGATAATGCTTTTGATGTTACCGTTATTTTTGATATTATAGGACAAGAGTTTCCAACACAAGAATATTCATTCCTCTTAGAGGCAACAAGATAACATGCCTTTTACTAAATTTACAGATCTTGATTTTGATCAAATAAAAACATCAATCAAGTCATATCTCCGTGCTAATACCACTTTTACGGACTTTGACTTCGAAGGATCGAACTTTTCTGTCCTTATAGACACGTTAGCTTATAATACGTATATCACAGCATTCAACTCAAACATGGTTGTGAACGAATCTTTCCTAGATTCAGCAACAGTTAGAGAAAATGTCGTCTCATTAGCAAGAAATATAGGTTATGTACCCCGTTCTAGGACGGCAGCCACAGCAGAAGTATCATTTGATGTAGGTCTAAACATAACTTCGCTAAATTTAACCCCTACAGCGACTATAAGAGCAGGTTTAGTGTGTGTAGGAGACGCAAATAACACGTCATATGTGTTCTCAACGTCCGAAGACATCTCTGCACCTATATCAGAACCCTCTCCAGGCACTTTTGTAGCGTCATTTAGGAATATTTTGATCAAAGAGGGCACATTTCTTAGCAAAAACTTCACAGTTGACGGTTCATTAGACCAAAGATTCGTTTTAGACAACCCACATATTGATACTTCGACTATAAAAGTGTATGTTGCGGGGCCTAGCGAAGCAGCTGGTTCACTTGGAATAGAATATTCTCTAGTTGACAACATTTTAGACGTAAATTCGAACTCAGAAATCTTTTTAGTACAAGAAGTGCAGGATGAAAGGTATGAATTGATGTTTGGTGATGGAATAATTGGTAAAAAACTAGAAAATGACTCTATAATCACTGTTCAGTACATTATTACTGATGGAGAAGACGGAAATGGCATTGGAAATGGTAATAGTTTCTCATTTGCGGGAAGAATTGTTAATCCACAAGGTGGATCTATCAGTCTTACATCAACTCCTAGTGTGGCTACCATTCAGGCATCCACAAATGGGTCTGAAGTCGAGTCTATTAACTCAATTAAGTATTATGCACCTAGAATCTACTCCTCCCAGTACAGGGCGGTTACACCTAGAGATTATGAGGCTATAGTAAAGAAGATTTACCCTGATACGGAGTCAGTTGCAGTTGTTGGTGGTGAAGAAATGGATCCACCTGAGTTTGGTACTGTTACAATTAGCATAAAACCCAAAAATGGTACATATGTATCAGCATTTAACAAAACTAGGATTTTATCACAATTAAAGCAATACGCTGTATCTGGTATTAACCAAAAAATTGAAGATCTTAAGATACTATATGTGGAAATTGATTCTGGAGTATATTTTGACGAAAATAAGGTCTCTACTTCAGATGCACTTAAAACAAAGGTCATGAATTCACTAACTGCATATTCAAATTCTGTAGATATGAATAAATTTGGTGGAAGATTCAAATATAGTAAAATACAGCAAGTAATTGATAGTACTGATACTGCTATTACCTCTAATATCACACGTGTGCGTATTAGAAGGGATTTGAAGGCAGCAATTAACCAATTTGCTCAATATGAACTATGTTATGGTAATCAATTCCATGTAAACGCAGCAGGAAGGAATATTAAGTCCACTGGGTTTACAATATCTAATAATATTAGAACTGTTTACCTTACAGACACTCCTAATCCCGATATGAAGACAGGTATTCTTTCTATGGTGGAAATATTGGATGATGGAACTGAAAATACTGTTATTGGTTCTGCAGGAACCGTAGATTATATAAAAGGAGAAATTCTTCTTAGTACTGTGAATATTACATCAACACTTAACAATACTGGTGTTGTAGAAGTACAAGCAATCCCAGAATCCAATGATGTAGTTGGATTAAAGGAACTATATCTTAATTTTAGTCTTTCAAAAAGTACAATAAATATGGTTAGGGATGTGATAAGTTCAGGTGATGAAATTACTGGAACTAGCTTTATTAAGGACTTCTATACTTCAAGTTATCTTAACGGAAAATTAATAAGAGAATAATATGATACATACTGGTTTTGAACCGAAAGTAAAGGTTCAACAAATCATTGAAAATCAGCTGCCTGAATATGTATTGAGTGAAAGTCCCAATGCAGTAGAATTTTTAAAGCAATATTATATTTCCCAAGAATATCAGGGAGGTACTGTTGACATCTCTGACAATTTAGATCAATATTTAAAATTAGATAATTTAACCCCAGATGTTGTTATTGGGTCAACAACCCTTTCTACTGGAATTACTACAAGTAGTGATACAATTCCTGTTTCTAGTACAAAGGGATTTCCTAGTGAATGGGGTTTATTAAAGATTAATGATGAGATTATAACTTATACTGGTGTAACAACTAATAGTTTTACAGGTGCTAAACGTGGTTTTAGTGGTATTACAAGTTATCATCAGGACTTAAATCAAGAAGAATTAACATTTTCCACTTCCAGTACTGCAGATCATCTATCAGGATCTTATGTACAAAACTTAAGTACTCTATTTTTACAAGAATTTTATAAAAAACTCAAGTTTTCTCTCACACCAGGGTTAGAAGATGTTGATTTTGATCCAAATTTGAATGCTGGTACGTTTATAAAAGAAGCAAGATCATTATATAACGCTAAAGGAACAGACGAATCATTCAGAATCTTATTTAATGCACTTTATAATGAAACTCCAAAAGTTGTAAATTTAGAGGAATATCTATTAAAACCATCTGCAGCAAACTATGTTAGAAGAGAAGTTGTAATTGCTGAAGCTCTTAGCGGTGATGTTACTAAATTAGCAGGTCAAACACTGTTTAAAACATCAGATGTTAACACTAGTGCTTCAATATCTGAGGTTGAAAGTTTTAGTAGAGTTGGTGTTGCATTAACAACTGTTCAAAATTACTTTAAATTATCACTCTTTATCGGTTTTGATGACTCTGATTCAACAATTCAAGGTAATTTTGATATAACACAAGCAACAAGATGTCTTGATACTGTTGGTGCTGGTGATTCAGTAATCAGTGTTGACTCAACTGTAGGGTTTGGTCAAACTGGAACTATCATATCTGCTGGTAATACATCTATTGATTATACAAGTAAGAGTGTTAACCAGTTCTTTGGATGTACTGGAATAGGTGTTTCTATTAAAAAAGCAGATGAAATAAGAAGTAATAACACTTATTATGGTTTTGAAGATGGAGATGTTACCAAACCAGTGGAATTAAGACTTACTGGTGTTCTAGCAGACTTCCAACAAGTATCCGAAAACGTTAATATTAACGAAGGTCAGATAATTTCAGTTAAAAATGTTGGTGATTTTATAGAAAATCCAGCAACAGACGCAACATTTAAGCAAATTTTTGCAAATTCATGGATTTATAATACAAGTTGTAGGTATTTTATTGAAGGAATTAAATTTGTTGCTGTAAGTCAGTTCACCACAGCAGCAAAAATTGATAGATCTAGTCTAAAAAAAGGTGATGAAGTAGAAATTGTCCGAACTGGATCAAATATTGTCGAAAGTTTTACCAATGGAGCTTTAAAAAGTACAATTATTTCAGTAATTGATGATAATACCATCCAATTAGCAGATGGTTACACTGGAAATGGTGCAATTGATATTAGAAGAAGACCAAATTATGCAGTTAGTACCGCAGTTCCTCTAGAATTTCCTCATTTATTATCAGATACATCAAATTTATACATTAAAGACAATAATGAAGCATATGTTGCATCAAATTCAC